GCTCCCTTGCAGTCGGCGCCCAGGGCGACGGAATGGTCATGGATTCCCTGGATGCGCTCCAGGTCGCCGGCGGAATGGCGGGCGCCGGCCTTGGTCATCATGAACATTGGGACGCCCGTGCCGCCCCCCACTTCCTGCAGGCTGTCTTCCCCCAGCTCCGAAATGGCGAAGGCCTTGAGGGAATCGACCGCCGCCGAAAGTGCGGCCAGCTGCTCCGCGGGCTCGCCCTCCAGGCTCTCATTGGCGATCAGGCAGAGAAGGCTGGAGGCGGCATTCAAGGCGACCAGGGCGTCCCGGACTTCCTTGCCGGCGTATTTGGCCAGGAGCGGCCCGAGATCCAGCTTGATCAGGGCGCCGGCCAGCGCCGCCTTTTCCTCCTTGGTGCTGCCCTCCCAGTCGGCGGGCAGCAGGTCGGTGGCCTTGAGGTCCCTGGCCCGGCTGATGATGTGGGCCTTGGCCTTCTCCTTGTCCTTGGCCCGGCCGTAGGCATGCACCGCGTTCTCCAGGTCCTCCCGGTTGACGATGGGAAAGGAGCCGTCCGGCAGGGCGTGGCCCTTGTCGGCCAGGTTTTTGCGTTCCTCGTCGGAAAATTCGCGTTTATGCAACTTCGCCAGGCCCTCTTCGCAGGAGGCGATTTCAAGCTTTATGGCCGCAATGGCCCTGGTGGCTTCGCCTTGATGGAAATTGCGGGCATCCCGGTGATAACTGGCCGCCTTTTCATTGCCTTCCTTGTGATGAATTTTCATGGCCTGGTTGTGGGCGTTGGCGGCCTCGCCGTGAGAATTGAAGCCATCGTTCTTGGCGGCCTCGGCGGATTTTTCATTAGCTTTTTGAGAGGCCTCTTTAGCCTGGTCGCTGCCTTTATCATCGCCGCCCATGGCCGCGAAGGCCGCCTTGCGCTCCTCATCGGATTTGAAGCCGTCGGCGTCTTTGGTGAAACTCATTTCCGCCATGCTGCCGTCCGCCTTCACCAGGGTGTATCGGGCCGTCTTCAGGCAGGGGTTGTCCACCAGGGAGACCTCCTTGGGGAGGGCGGTGAAGCGCATGAATTCGCCGTCCTGCCAGCGCTTGGCATAGGAGCCGCCGATGGACATGCCGGTGTAGACCCCCTCGATGCACTTCTCCAGCTCGGCCCGGTCCACGATCTTGGCGGCGAAGTCGACGGCCTTCTCCTCATCGAGAAACGAGATCTCGGTGAGCTTGCCGACGGCCACCTGGCCGTGCATGGCCCGGACGTTGCCTTTGGAAAGGCCGCCGGTGGCCTGGGCGAACTCCTCGCTCCACTTCTGGAAGTTGGGCTTGGAGGATTCGTAGTCTAAGATCTCCCCGGCCGAGTCCGGCAGCTCCTGGGTCATGCGGCCGAAGATCATGCCGGCGGCCGCGTCGACCTTGGTAAGCTGGGCGAATAGTTTCATGATGATTGCTCCCTTTTTCGGTTTTCTGCCCAGGGCGGCTAGAACCCGCCCCTACACTGCTCACTGCTCACTGCTCGCTGCTCACTGCTCACTGCTCACTCTAATTAAACGTCTCCACCGAGGTCTTGGAGGCCACGGTGTAGCCGCCGATGGTCTCGGCGGCGATGGTCAGGGTGTCGGTGTCGGCGCCCGCAAAGGTGCCCCCCTCGGTGATGGCCACGGTGGCCACCCCGTAGACGAAGTTCAGGGTGGTGGAGGCGATGGAGGCGGTCCCGGCGCTGCTGCTGACGGCGATGGAAACCCCGCTGCTCACCGCCCGGTTGTACCAGGTATGGGTCTCGCCCGCGGCGTTCTGCAAGGTGACGGTGACGGTGCGGTTGGCCGCCGAGGCGTGGGCGGTGGTCAGGGTCGCCGGACTCACCACGAAGACCAGGTTGCCGGACAGGGCGTTCTTCGTCTGCACGTAGTCGAGGCGCTCGAAGCCGGCCTTTTCATAGGCCGCCAGCTGGTCAGCGGAGATGGTGACATGCCCCAGGGCGTCGGGATAGACCTTGGCGCCGGTATTGTCCGTGTAAGAGGTGAGCCCGGCCGGGGCCTTCATGATGATGCTGTTGCTCTGGGCCGCGGCCGGGGAAGTGAGCAGCGAGCAGTGAGCAGTGAGCAGCAAAAGCAAAACGCCAAGGACAAAGGCAAAGTTTTTAGGTTTCATAATTTCCTCCTTTAGGGCCTTTCAGTTTTCGGTTTCCAGTTTTTATTGATTACTTATTGCTTTCTATTCCTGCGCCGTCACGGGCGCAGCATCGCAGTCTCATTCCGGGTGCGCCGGGGGGTGGAGGTCCCCGGAGGGAAACTCCTCTCCCAGTGCCACCATCCCCTCATCGGCGTTATCGTCGCATTCATCGGGTTTGCTGTGCTCGCTCCCTAAGAGCCAGATCGTCCCCTCCACCACCCCCGAGGCCTTGTAGGCCTGGAAGTTGCCCTCCTGGTCGGCGTTGGCCGCCTCGGTGCGGGCGATCAGCCCGGCCCGCTTGCTGCTGAAACCGTAGTTGTCGGCCAGCGTATCGGCCAGCTTGCCGGTGCTCCAGCCCTCCTGCATGGCCTGGGTGACGTCGGCCCGGATAAACTCCCGGGTGGCCTCGTCGATCTTGGTCACCAGGTCGGCGGCGTGGTCCGCGGCCCAGGCCACCGCCAGCTCGTTGACCTGGCTGGTGATGGCCTCGTCCTCGAAGTCGATCTGCACGAAGGCCGCCACGCCCCCGTTCTGGGCCATCTTGGCCAGGATCGCCGCGGCCTGCTCCCGGGTGGCGGCGATCCCGGCCAGGTCGAGCCGGGCCAGGAGCTTGTCGATCCGGGCCTCGTCATCCTCTGCCTTTTGTAGGGGCGCACCCGTGTGTGCGCCCCCAGGGCGGACACGTGGGTCCGCCCCTGCAACAGGGGTTAGCGCTTTTTCTGATCCCTGATCCCTAATCCCTGATCCCTTGCTTAACTTCAGGCCCCTGGCAATCTGCTTGGCCGCCGCCTTGGCGTCCTTCTTGAACGCCTTTTCAAAGAGCTCTTGGATCTGCTCCCGGGCCGCTACCACCTCCGGCCGCTCCCGGTCTATCCTCTCAATTTTTTTTTTAGCCTTGGCAATGGCGGCCTTGATAAGGGGCTTGGCCCGGTCCATCAGGCGCCCTATTGACTCGGCGTCCCAGGCTTTGATTCCCCATTCAGCCGCGGCTTGTTCTTTAATCTCTGACAATTTCTCAACCGCGGCCTTATATTCCTCTGGCGTTTTCGCCTCCGGGATATAAGGGCAATAGCCAAAAGGAAAATCAAAGGTGCGGGGCGCTTTTACAAGGTCTATCTTATAATCCCTAAACCAATCCTCCTGATCTTTGCCCAGTTTTTGGGCCGGCGCCGCGGCGGACGACCCTGGCGGAGTCTGGCCGCTCGCCGGCCCGGGGGGTTCTGGGCCGCCCCCTTTTTCATCCGGCCTCGGCTGCGGCTGCGGCTGGGGCTCCGGCTCTTTGCCGATATCCGCCAGGACCACCACCCCCTGGGTGCTGACGATGAAATCCGGGTACTCGTCGGGATCCAGCCCCAGGCTCTGGCGCACCTCGGTGCGGGTGCGGATGCCGCTCCCCACGTCCGTGGCGTTGATCTTGGCCTGGACGTCCGGGGCCACCGACTCCTCCTCCTGCCAGGTGAACTCCAGGTCGTAGTAGCCCCAGAAGCGCCAGATGATGTAGTCCATCAGGTCCTTGATCCAGGACATCAGGGGCTGCAGGCCCTCCTCGAGGGCGGCCTGCTGGGAGGACTGGGCCACGGCCCGGTTCATCTGCCTCACAAAAGGCGTGGGCGGAAGACTGAAGGCGTAGCAGACGATCCTCACGTACCACTCGTCAAAATCATCCTTGAGCCCCTCCAGCTTGGGGAAGACCGGCTTGGTGCCCGCCGGGATAAAGCGCATGCGCCGGCGCTCCTCCAGGCGCCCCGCTAATATGGCGTCCCACCAGGCCTGGAACTGGGCGATCTGGTCCGGCGACCAGTCCGGGGGCACCTCGGCGAAGCCCTCGGGGACGTTGCCCTCGGTGTAGAAGTGGAGCTGGAAGAGCTGGCGCCGCAGGGCGATATTCAGGATCATCAAGATCTGCTCCACGGGCGAGTAGCCGTAGAACTTGTGCGGCCGGGGGTTGCGGGGGATGTAGATCAGGTCCTCGGCGGTGTAGTCGGTGGCCGGGATGCCGTGCAGCACCTGCTGGTAGGCGGCGGCCG